GCAGATACGACCACGACCACTTTATGACCATGATCATGCCAACGCTTGACACGACGAGCAACATTTAAAATGCGCTCAGGAGTACCCATAGAGGTACCGCCATATTTTTGAACGATTAATGCCATATTACCTAAACCCTTGATTCAATACAGGTAAAGTTTATTGTTGCTTCCTAAAAATTTTATTATGTACACATATATGTACATAAATGAAATTACTGAGGTTTTTAGTAAGCTGCGATTTCGGCACAAGTATATAGTAAGGTAAATATGCTAACAATCATTGAAGTAGACTAAAACGCACCAGTTTAGCGATTGTTAGCATTTATACTATTTATACAGCTTTTTGACCTTGTTCCAAGTTACTGCACTTTTGTTCCCATTCTATTACATCAATTGTTAAGTAGCGTTTCATAGCGCCGCCGTCTGATTTAAGTGCTGGGGCGGGGAATGGGATTCCCCAAGGTGTTTTAATTTCCCATCGGCTTAGTGTGCGTTTTGTTATATGAAACATTTCGCACACACTGTTAGAAGTTAAATATTTATCCATTCACTCCTCCACATCCGCATCTAATTTTTCACTTTTCGCGCTATAGCAAATAACTGGCTCAGCAACAATAATGATCTGCTTTTCACAGCATTTGCATTTGTATTTGAATTCGCCAGGTTTATTCAAATAATCTTCGTGCAGGCAATCTTCAATATTGTGTTCATATTCACAATGCGGGCAATCAAAGTCATACACGGTTTACGCTCCCAACAGCCTTAACCATTTCACGGTATTGGTCTTTAAGTTGTTTAACTCGATTTTCTAACCATCGATTTTTTAATCGTGAGAACTCAAGTTCAGTACATTCACGATGCATATTTTTAAATAATTTAGAGTTCTCTTCAAATTGCTCATTAGCACGTTTAGTTGCAGCTTCATGACTTAATTCAACTGGCATCAAAACAAATTTTACTTGATCTTGATTTGACATTACTTTCTCCAAACCGATTCTTTGAACTTTGCATCTGCTACAAGTGCCGTAACTTCTGATTCATTCACATTGTCGAAAATGTGAGTCATCTTGCCCCCGAACACGGTCAGTGTTCGGGTGATAGTTGAATATTTGAATTTCATAGCAGGTCCTCATCATTTATTGCAGCAGTTGAGGCTTTTTCTAATTCAAATCGGCGAGCTCGTACGTGTCGCATCATTTCTGGCTGAATGACTGGATCTAAACTTGATACATCGATTTCAAGCGCATCTAGCTCAGTTAAGTCAGGTGCATTTTGAATACGAACCATTAATGATGGTGCTACTTCAGCTTTATTTTGTTGAAGTTCTTCCAGACGTTTATGCATGTATTGCAATAAAGGGGCGCGCTGTTCTTCAGACCAATCATTCGTGTATCTGATAACAGCATTAACTTCGGTAGGTGTCTTTGATTCATCAACACGTAGTTTTAAGCTGTTAAGTTTCTCTTGGTATTCATCATTATTAGATTTAGAGCTGTTTTTTTGCTGTGTCTCTTCATCAATTTCTTGAGCTTTTGATACTGCAGCAGCTGCTATATTTTCAAAAGCAACAGTCGATTGTTCTTTTTCAAATGAAGCGCTCTTTAAGTTTAAGCGTGTCGCCAACTCAGCACTTTCAACTTCGGTTAAATCGCCGTTTGAATTGATTCGTGTGCGAATTGCTTTCAAGTCTTGATCAGAAGCAGCAGCATCAATCTCAGCAATAAATGCATCACACAGAACTGATAGCTCTGGATCTGCTGTATTTGGACTTGGGCTTTGTATGCCAACAGGTCCAAGAATATCATCCAAAGAAGTGTCATCATTAGTTTGCTGTTTACTTTCACTAGCTTCATTTTGTTCTGTTGATTTCCGACTGCGCTTCTTTTTTGGTTGCTCTGCGAGTTCTAAATTTACCTGAATAGGTGTACCACCAACTGCTTCACAGAATGCTTTATATTGTAGTTGAGCATTTTCAAAATCACGCTGAACAAATCCACCATGAATGCCATCGACTAATTCATCAATATTTTCGTTGAATTTATATTGAAGAATCACAGCATGGGGTTGGATTAAAAATACATCTTGTCCTTGTTCAATCTCATCAATTGTTAAAGGCTTGGTAAACTTAATACCAGCCAATTCCAACATTTCGACTTGAACACAAAATTCATAATTCGGTAAAACAAAAACCGTCGCAGGCATCTGATCCAATGTACTGAAATTTTTATCAGCGTGAAGATTGCCATTACCAGCATAGCGACATAGAACTGTTTTACCTTTTTGAAGAGCGACGAAAGCTTCTTGAGCATTTAAAATATTGTTCATGTTCTTATCCTTTTAATAGAGCTTTTTTGAGATATGGGTCAAGATCTGATTGTTTGAGTAACCAATCCATATAATCAGCAGGGATATCTTTAATTAATGTGCCTTTATGCTTGCCAAAGGTCATATGGGTCGGGATGCGAGCTTGTTCTGAAAACAAGAAAAGTGATTTCAGATCTTTAATACCCAGTACTTGGCAAATCTGTTTTAAAAGAACTGCTGTAAGTAATACATCTTGTTTGGCGTTATGGGCATTTCGTATAGACTCTCTCGCCTTTAGAGATCCGTTAGCGAGTTTGTAGATCAATGCCGATAGGTTGTGTGCATCATCTGGCCATACCATGCGAGATAAAGCTAAGGTGCAAATCGCCTTAACATTTACTGATTTATCAGCCAGCTTTATAGCTTGGATGTCATAATCAACATTGTGGCCAATGATGTATTGAACACCCTCAGGCAAGCGAAAAGTTTCATAACTTGGTTTGCCTGCGATATCAGACTCAAGAATGTGATGCACAGCCATAGCGCCGTAGCTGATAGGCTGAGGACAAGAAAAGTACTCATCAAAACAAGCATCTTTATCAACAGCCAATTCACCGTTTTTAAAATTGACAGGAACATGGGCTATCTCGATTGGATAGCCGTTCATGTCATGAGTTTCAGTGTCTAAAATTATTGCGCTCATGCGTGGACTCCATGTTTTGCCAAGTTGTCGATTTCTTGTTTTGCTGCTTCTAGTTGAGCCGCTTCAATTTGCAGGAGGTTATCAATCCCTAGGTGCTCACATACTGTTTTAGCGTCTAAGCCACGTTCATCGATAAATTCAAGAAGTTGATCTCGCTGCTCATTTGAGATACCAATAAATTCTGGTTTACCGATCCACTTATTTTGATTTTTATCAAAATTACATCCAAGCTCTTTAGAGCGAGCTAACATAATTTGACGCATGTTATGGTAGTAGATGTGATCTTTACATAGAGACTCAGTTAGCTGATTTAAGTCGCTAGCATATTCAGCTTCTGTACAACTTTGCTTCCAGTTCTCAAGCTCCTCATTAGCTTTAGCTACAGCTAACTGAGCAGGGGTAAGTGTATTAATATGATCTTTAGCCGCTTTAATAAGTTCAGCCAAAAACATGGGATTTGTCTTTAAATCAGGAACCCAAACTTCACCAGTCTCACCACCTAAAGCACCTGAATTTTTTGCATGATGGGTGGGAGATGGCTTAAAGCTGATAACACGAGCATTCTTACCCTCACCAGTTGTGACAGTAGTTAAATAACCCATGATGTCAGCAATGCGGTAAAGCTCATTACGGTTTTTACCGCCTAGATCTGGGCGATAGATAACTTGATCTCCGTTTTGATCTTCTGAGGCATGTGCAATAAACACCACGTCTTTACCAAGGCTTATCAATGTATTGATGTATTGCTTAAAAGTTTGATTTGCTAAACCCTGAGCTTTTAATTTTAGTGCACCGTCTTTTTGGCGATTGTTTGCAGTTAAGAGTAGGTGAGTCTTAATGCTTTCAAGCATTGCCCCGACAGTATCAATAACAACGGTATTGAATGGTGCTAAGTCTTGTGGTGTTAAATCAGCTACATCTTTCCATTGTTGAATAGGAATCACAGCCCCTCGGCGTAGCTCACCAGTACGGTGTGAACCACGGTCAAAGTCGAAAGAAATTGCTTTATCAGCAGTAAAGCCCAAAGAGGTTTTACCTAGACCAGGATCAGCATATAAATAGGTAATGATTGCATTAACTTGTAATGGCTGATCAGCATTAATGATATTTAGAGCCATGGTTACAACCCCTTATTAGATTTAGTATTGTTGTAAGACATACGTTGATTAGCGCTATATGGTGTACGTTGAAAGCAGTCTTTTGAGTACATTGCTTTGCGTTCTTTTTTGCGTTGCTCATTAACTTCTTGCTGTAGATTGCGCAGAATCCAAGGTTTTGATTTCAACAACTCAGGATCAACTGGCGTACCGCCGTTTTCAGTCTCTAAACGAATATCTTTAAATGTATAATTCGTTGAAAAAGTCTGTGGACCTAAGCGAACGTGATAGCGCCCTTGATCATCGCGAGTAATGAACTCGCGGAATGGGGTGGTGTATTGAGTGCTCATGATTCCACCTCAACCATCTTATTTTTTTCGATATGAGCCGTGATAACTGAAATCATATTTCTGATGTCATCGGCATTGGTGAAATCGTTATAGAAGCCGCCGTTAGATAGCAGCACTCGATCAACTGCCAAGTTTGTAATGAATACGGCTTTTGTATCACTACCTAGAGATCCGTTGTAATCGGGAACCAACTCAAAATCAAAGCTTGTGAATACGTGATAGCCATTAAGATTTACAATCGCTTCGCCAGTTGTGTCAGATGTGATTTTTACTGATAGAACGCCGTACGTAGAATTTGTATTGGCATAAGAGTAAACAGGAGCGGCTGGGATAGGCTTTGTTACAAGCGCATAAGCACCAGATAAGCCACCTAAAGTGAATGCAGAAACTACAGTGCCGACAAGAAATGACTTGCCTAGCGTATAACTGCGGTTGTGATTTAAAACGTTTTGTTCCATAATCTACCTCATGTGTTGGTAATAAGCCCTGATCGCCGTGGTAAGTTGTCAGGGCTTTTTGCTGTTCATGAGATAAATATTAGGCAAACCTAATTATTAAGTCAATAGGTACTCCTAATTTATTTTAGGTTTACCTAATTTTTTATGTTTTAATAGACAAAAGAAAACCCACACTGGGTGGGTTAGGAGTTTATTGAGATGATAGGTGTAACCAAAGATGGTCAAAAAATTATACTGAATAAGCACACGCCTATTACTGGTAAAAGGTTTGTTGCAATTATTTTAGAGAAAGATGAAACTAAAGTTTTGTCCACACATCTAAGCCATCTTGTGAAAGAGCACCAAATTGATTTTCTAAAAGATCGTCAAGTTCTCCAAGACGTTTCACATAAATTTCTACATGATCATCCGTTGAATAAACAACAGTCAAAACTTCAAAAATGTAAGCATCTTCTTCAAGAAGCACTTCAATCCATTCGCCTTTGCGTGGAAGTTTTGAAAAATTAAATTCACCTAAAAGCGGCCTATCTTTTTGACTTAAATCAATTACGCCGATCAGCATATCTTTCTCCACCCGATGTAAAGAGCTGTGTCGGGTTCACAGTTAAAGGTATTTGTAAATGATTAATTCTATTGTTATAAATCCACCAAGAAAGGGTGTTTATGTTGAGCTAAAAACAAATCACGATACTTTCTTTGTTGATGTAGGAAATCTATATCTTGAGTTTTCTAGGACATGCCAAGATACGTTCCAATTAGTAAAATCGCATTCGGTAGATTCTCTAAGCCTTCATCCAGTAATTTCGTGGTCAGGTGTTTTATGGACTCGGCAGGCAGCTCTCGAAGCACATCAATCATTGACTGCTTACGCTCAAGTGGTAAATCAGAAGCCATAATTTTTGATTCAAGAAGTAGCTTGAGTTGATTAGCTTCAAACTTGATTGTTACTACTCCAAGAATGGCAGAAAGTCCACCATCATCAGCCAAGAAATCCATTCCTTTATGTGTAATAGAAGCGGATCCAAAAATGATAGGTGCTTGCCCACCAATTGATTTTGATATATGAACACTATTTTCAACAACTAACCCATGAAGTTGCAGGTAGTACAAATTTTTTATTGCAGATTCATGTTGTTCAGTTCCATATTTATAGTCATTGTCAAAATTGTAATGACGAGGAAATACTTCACTTAACCGTCGAAGCATAGTTAACTGTAGATCTCTATCCAAAACCATTTAACTCTCCATGATTCAAAAATAATTCGTCGGGTTGACAGTTTTTTAATTAATAATTTTAGATTTATCTTCTAATGCGTTTTACAACTTGCTTCCACCAGTACTGACCCACGATAAAAATACCCTCTGCATCAATACGCTCAGGGGAGTAATATTCATCAGGATATTGGTTTTTATCAGTATTTGCAGATACTGCTTTAAATCCACCTTTGCCTTGATCATTCCAGTTATAGAGATATTTAATTTTTGTATCTTCTCCAACTTGGAATGCATAAATTTCACCATCAAAAATGGTTTTTGCTGACATATCAATTGATATAGCTTGCCCATCTTTTAATTTTGGAAACATGCTTTCGCCACGGACATGAATAACTTTTGTAGTGTCAGGCTGAACATTGCATTCTCTAACCAAATCAACAGGGAAGAGCATCTTCTTGTCGCTTGGCTTTTCTAAATTTAGATAGCCGTTACCAGCACTAACAAAAACATCATCATAATAATCAATAGCGACATAACCATCGGGTACAGGATCGCCATCTTCATAAACTTCGACTTGCATATTGCTTATAGTGGCATTTGATTTTTCAAAAGCGAATTCAGTCCCAGACAATAACCATTCAGAATTTGTATTCAAAAAATTAGCTAAAAGTGGAATCTTTGAAGTTTCTGGTATGGCTTCTCCATTCAACCATTTACCAGCACCTTTGTCTGAAATTCCAAACTCCTTACTTAAAATTCTTGCACGTCCACGCACTGGATAACCTTTAGCATCCATAGCTTGATGCAGTCGCTTGGCAAAATCCTCTTTTACTTTCTCGGTCTTGTTCATTACCAAAATCACACAGTGAACCAATG